GCCTTATGTTTCTGGTGACGCTATTCTTACTATTGGATATAGCGGTGCAGACGGTACGGAAGATGTTTATGCAGGTGGGAACAATCCTACATACAATTATGGTGATGGTACTAACGCCATCTTTGACGTAGGCAATACAGCTTCAGCGTCTTACGGTATATATGGAGGGAGTACACGTTCAAATCTTAAAATAAGATACTTTACAGTACAAAACCTTAGACATACTACCGGAAGCGGTCAGGCTGTTGTGTTAAATGGTAGTAATTGGGAATTTGACCATAATTACATCTCTCCCAATTCTATAAACTGTTTAGCGTGGTCTCCTAATACCGGAACATTTACTAAATTATATATTCACCACAATACATTCCGTCAATGCGGAAGGGTGAATATGGCTGCTAATAATACAAGCACAACGGATATAAGATTTTATAATAATACCTATGAGGGTGCTTGGGATTACGACCCAGTCACCTTTCATACAGACGGATTAATGTTCGGTGGTGATGGATTAACCGATTATGCTATCAAAGGACTTTATATCTATAATAATAAGTTTTGGGGCGATTGGCGAAGGGGAGCAACAGCACAAATCTATCTTAATGGAACATCATCTGGTTGTTATAGTTTTACCAATGGTTCACATGAACCAACACACTTAGATGTATTATTTGATAGTGTTCATGGAAATATCTTTGCTGGACAATTTAAGGTATACACCGTTACACTTACAAGCGGGGCGTGGGACGGGTCTGGTGTTGGAACTATATGCGGGAACAACCGTAATTGGACAAATGGTGCTACAATTTCTGAAACACCCTCATACGGCGGGCAAACTGTTGGGGTTTTATCTTCTTCTGTAACCAATAGTTCTTTACTGTCCACTCAAAATACTTATATATGGAACAATTTACTCCTTACAAGTAATGAAACACCCACAGGGTCAGCGGGAGCTTCCGACAAGGGAATCAAGATAACTTCTGGACATGATAATATAAATATATTTAACAATACTATTGACCATTCTTCTGACACAAGAGGCGGAAGTTCATGTATTGAGTATTACAATTTTATAAGTAATGTTAGTATAAAAAATAACATTTGCAATGGATTTCTTGATGGTTCTGTGTATTTGTCCGATATTCAATTAACTCCCGTTACCGGAACCAATGAAATAGATTACAATATATATAAAACCGGAACAGATAAATTAGTGAAGTGGCTAGAAAACGGAGAATCATTTTCTTCAAAAACTTGTTCTTCAGCCCATACTTCGTTGGGTGCAGTTTTTCCTAATACAAAATGCTCCATTGCAGACCCTCTCTTTACAACAAACATTATTCCTGCCGATGCTGGAAGTCCTTATTACAGTATGAGCAATGGTGATTTAACATTACAAGCAACCTCGTATGGAGTTGGCAATGGTGCTGACCTTTCAGCCATTGAGCCTTTTGCCACTTTCGGTTCGACAGATTATAATGGAGCAACCCGAACAACATGGGACATCGGGGCAAGAGCGTATGGAGCAACAGTAGGAGATACAACTCCGCCTACGGTTACTTCTGGTATTATTCAGGCAGCGGGAAATTCGATAATATTTGTATTTAGTGAGCAAATTACCTCAACCTCTGGTGCGGCATTTACGCTTGATACATCAGGGGCGGCTATTGCGCTTACTTGTCCTGCTGTAACAAGTGCAAACACTATGACTTGTGCCACAGATAGAACGATTCAGCAGAACGAAACATCCCCTGTATTCGGGTATAGTGGGTCAAAGGTGACAGACATAGCGACTAATGCTCTGGCAACCATTACAAGTCAGGCAGGGACAAATAATTCAACCGTACAAACCCCACCGACTTACACCCTTACGATCACAGCATCGCATTGTTCCGTAATTAACATTCCATTGGGGACTGTTTTTCAGGCGGACTCTGTGGTTACTATATACCCAACTTGTCATAGTGGACATCAGGATGTTGTGTATTCCGGTGACTGTTCAACTAATAGCGTAACAATGAGTGCCAACAAGGCTTGTACAGTTACCTGTACCGCAATCCCAGTATTGCCATGGGTTGCGCCATAAAAATAAAGCGAGGGAGACGGAGAATGACAGAGTCAATTAAAATAGAATTAAGTGAAGAAGATGTCCAAAGGAAAACTGATTCCGAAAAGCTGAGCGACTTAGTTAAAATTACGTTTGCCAGTCATCAACTATTGTCAGGACACGATCTACTTTTATTTGGCAATGGTTCTGAAAAAGGCTTATGTTTTAAAATCGATACTCAAACAACAAGGCTTAACTGGTTAATAGCGATATTATCAGTAGTAGGTGCAGCGATACTGGGTGTTATTGCAAAGTATTTTGCATAAGAGGTAGGTAAATGTCACACGATAACTTCCCAATAGGTTTGGATATTGTTCTTGGACTCGAACAACGGGTAACGACGAATGATTCTAATGATCCCGGAGGCCTTACCGTCTGGGGACTGTCTCAAGTCTATAATCCTGAGGTTTACGATGGAATGCCAGAGGCAGAGATTAAAGATATTTATTATCGTAAATACTGGAAAGCGGCCGGATGTAATGACGCTCCTTTCCCTATGGACATTGTTTTATTTGATGGGTGTGTCAATCCGCAGAACGACCCTGATTTGCCAGATCGCGGAAACAAGGAATTGATTAATCTCATTCCCGAAAACTGGCAGGATTTCTTATTAATGAGAATGCGAAGATATATGGAACACAGCCAGAAGGTGTTTGTTAAAGGGCATTTATTCAGGGTGGTTAAACTTTACGACAAGATAAAGGAATTAATGAAATGACACGCATACTATCATTTTTAAGCGTTGATTTTATTAACAACAGTAATTGCGCTCAACTGTCTCATCCGTTTGGGTTTATATCTGATGTATTAAAAAAAGCAGGGCTGAGAGATGAAATCTGGGCTTCCGCTGGATTTGTCTTTGATTTTGAAAGCACCCCAAACTGGATAAGAGGCCCCTTAGGTGAGAACAAAAGAGGGGGTGCGGCTCATGATATAGTCTGCCGTAAATATGTCGTACCGGGGATTACAAAGAGTCTTGCCGCTGATGTTTACTTTGAGATCATGGACTACTGTGATTCCATCGATACTCAAAGATTTGAGAAATCAAAGAAGTGTTGGATAAATGTTGTAACCAAACCTTTTATTCTAACTCGTGACTGGTCAAGACGGTGGACAAAATCCACAGTTGTAAGATTCTGGCCGGGAGACTTTTTCCAAAAATACACAATGACCGCTACGGCTAAAGAGATTTACGGCATGGATGGAGATCCCTACATTACGATTGAAAAACTGAATGATGCTATTCAGCAAAGTGAGGAGACAACGGCAGGAATCAAGGCAGTTCCCGAAGTTGACCAGAAGGCTGACCTCGTGGCAGCAAGCGAACAGGTAACAGCGGATTTAAAGGATGCGAAAACAGAAGTTAAAGACAAACTTTAAGGAATTGTTATGGACTCCATTAAACTTTCGGAATTAATTGACGAGATGGGCGGACGCCTGCCGGCAGAGAAACTTCCTAATCTAATCCCTGTAGTGAATCGGGCGATTATGATTCTGGCGAAAAGACTTTACTTGTATGAATCCGATCTTATAAAGGGTGAACTGGCGATACCTGTATTTGCCTCAATAGATTATACCGCTTCGACGATCGTTTTTGTGAGTGGCGGAGAATCAGCCGACACAATCACGGACAGCGCCGGACAGTTTCTTATCGAAGGCTTTGCGGTAGGTATGCCGATATATTCAGATGTCTCGGGTAACACCTCAGATGTGCGAATCGAATCGGTAACCGCCAACACGATCACTTTAAGAGAAGGGGATAAGGTAACTGCGGCCGCTGCAGGTACTTCCGTTACTCTGACGTCGAGAGCGAATTACGGCTATCTTCCCGACGATTTCTGGGGATTTATATCCAAACCGAATATCAGCGGATATACAAACACAATACCGAAAATCCCAAGCAGAGAACAGGAAATTACATTATCCATGGCAGGGGCCGGACTTCCACGTTATCATAAACTGATGGGCAACAAGATTTACGTGTTCCACTCCACGTCCGCCAACATAACAATATGCGGTGAGTATTTCAAGAAACTGACACGCCTTACATCTTTGGACGATTACGTCCCTTTCTCCGGACTGTTTGATGATGTTTTACAAGACTACATTATCGCTATCCTGGGCGGTGGTCCGGTGGAAACCCTTAAAGTGGCAGGCATGTTGACCACTGCGGTTGATCTTGTTGTGTCTGCGAGGGAGTCAAGTGCTATGTCAAAAAAAGAAATTGATTATAACGATTTAATGGAGTGTTAAAATGACAATACCAACCGCACCGACACCGACAACATTAACTACCGAGGCCTTGACCAGGTTCCTCAACGGAGGAACACCCGGTACTGAGGAAATAACCAGAGGCATTAATTACGGCCTTGAAAAAGTCAAACGAGATATCATGGGAATCGGGAAGACATGGAGACCGTTACTCAGACTAGTTTACGATATTACAAAAGTGGGAGTTTCTCATTACGATAATCCGGCAGATTTTGAGCAGGACTTTTCTGCAGGATTAATGACCGGAATCCACACAGGCCTCCTATCAAACGTAACTTCTACAACAGAAGTAACTCTGGACGCTGCGGAAGACGCCACTGAGGTTGAAGGGAGATATCTATTAATAACTTCCGGTACCGGAGTTGATCAAGCTGTTATCGTTGATGATTATAACATCACAACGAAAGTATGCGTATTGGCTGAGGCATACGGGGCGCAACCTGTTACAGGTGATGGTTATATGATCGTTAACGGCATTAAAGATTTGAATTCTATTAGTATTGGCAGGTACGATCAATTTGAATACCCCGGAAGACCGGGAACTCCTGAAAGATTTATCCCTATAATAAATCAAACCGTCGGGCAGTTGGCACTTCATCCTGTTCCTGCCGCGATTTATGGAATCCGCCGAAGGTATTATGCCGACCTTTTAAAACTAGACACTGCGGGCGCCCTTTACAACACTCTTTTAAGAAAGTGGGCGAATGTCTTTGAACAGGGCGTCTATGTTTGGAAACTACAAGAAGACGATGATCGTTACGCAGAACAAAACGGAATATATCAGCAAATGTTACTTAATCTTTTAGCGACCGATCTTGACGGTTACACACCGCCGACACAACAAGGAGCGTAAAGTGGCTTACAAAGGACAAACATTATTGGTTTCTTGCGGAAAAGGTGGTTTTACCGGCGCCAAGAATGTTGATGATATTCCAAATTATATGATGGTTGAACCAACAAGGAACATTATCTTTGAACGTAACGGACGTAGGAAGAGAGGCGGGACTGCGCTTGTCAATGCTTCTGCTTTCGCCGGGGCTCCCGAAGTAATAGGATTGTCTCATGTGAAATTTATCGGCGGAAGTTCAATTATTCTGGCGGCAACTGACGATGGTGATATTTTTTCCGGAGAAACATCGTTAAATGCAGCCGTTAAAGCGACCGGAACGGTGACAAGTAACGGAACGAATGTCTCTGACGCCGATACAGTAACGATTGACAGTGTTGTTTATACTTTTAAAACAACCTTGACTCCAACGGAGGGGCAGGTTCTTATAGGTGCGAGTGCGGCTGAATCACTGGACAATCTAAAACTAGCCATCAACAGAACTGATCCCACGACTAATGACGGCGTAAAGTATAAAATCGCCGCAGCGCATACCACAGTGGAGGCAACCACAAACGCAGATACAGTTCAGACACTAGCGGCGCGAACCGCGGGGACGGCGGGGAATTCTCTTGGACTTGCCAAATCAGCGGTAACATTAACCGTGAGCGCGGGAACTTTATTAAATGGACTGAATAAAGTAACCTTAGGCACATCAAACCCGTATTGTTTTGAGATGGGTGAGAATAAAGTATTTATCGCTGATGGTGTGAGTATTCCTCAAATATGGACGGGATCGGGACGTACCACAGCGATCCACGAACCGGCTGCGGACTTTACGGGAACACCCGTTTTCCAGTTCCTTCTACATCGTAGAGGGTTGTCTCAGAGGATGGCCGCGCTTAACTCCAATACATTATTTTTATCGAAAACATACACGACCGCGCAGGACATGGAACACTTTGTTACCGTAGCAATAAGTATTCGTCTTGATTCCGGTGATGCCGACGGTCTCATCGGAATGGTTGAGGTTGGAGAGGAAATAATTGTTTTCACGAAAAGTAAAGCCTACAGACTTGATGATTCCGATATCGATACTGCAAAATGGGGATTGGTAAAATGCCAGTGGAACGGAGGAGTGGCCTGTTGGAGGCTCTTAATTAAAACTCCCAACGATTTAATAGTTATGGCCGAAGACGGAGAGGTTTACAGTATACTGGCCGTCAATTCTTACGGTGATTACAAACTGGCCTCTTTGACTGCTCCGAGTTGGATACACGACTGGATTAGAGAGAATGTAGACCTTGGAGAGGTTGAGAGATTTCATGGTGTTTATGATCCCGCTTTAAAAGCGGTTAAAATCTTTGTCGCAAGACAAGGGAAAACAAATTTAGACACAGCCCTTCTATATTATCCGGATCGAGACCCCTCTGAAGCGTGGATGGTACATGACAATACGGCGGCGGATTCGGGATACAACGCTTCATCTTCGACAGTCGCTCCTTTGGCAACAGGCGAGAGTTCTATCTATACCGGAGACTATAAGGGACAGATATGGAAACTGAACCAATTAACGAGAAGAGATAACGCCGCCGCCTATCATGGTGGCTTTAAAACGCCGCCCGACGCTGCGGGAGATCCCCGGACAAGTAAACACTTTAACAACGGCAGAGTGAGTGCGGAGGCTATCGGTCCGTGCGAGTTAAAGATAAGGACTTGGATTGACGATATAATACTCCCAACGATAAAGACGGCAAACATAGAGGGCTCCGGCGTTTATCTTGATGATTTTATGCTGGATGATGATTATCTGGCCGGAAACGAATCTGTGGATGTAACCTTTAAAATCGGAAAAGTAGGGAAGAGAATACAGTATGAATTTTTTAATGATGAAATTGGTGAAGATTTCTTCATCAGTTCATATTCAACAGATTGCAAACCGCAGGGGAAAACTGAAGGTGCAGTAGAATAGGAGGCTTATTATGTCTGGAGCAACATTTTCAAGAGTAAAGGTATGGGTACATGAATTCCTAAAGTATCCTGATCTCAATGTGGAATTTAACAATATTCTCACTAATTTTACACCAGCAGGAATGGATGATCAATCGTCTAATGTCGCGACTATGCAGGCAACGGTTGATCCCTACCCCGGAGCATCGCCCTCCCTGCCTACCGATCTGGCTGGAGAACTACAAAGGATAAGATACATGCTTGCCCAAATTACAGGGGAGACTTACTGGTATGTTGATCCGGGCGGAACATTAAAAAGTGTTCCGTTAGCCGCTGCTTGTTCCGGTAACGCAGCAACAGCAACCTCCGCATACGGCATAGAGACCGAAAGCTGGAGTATACGATCAGATGCAAATGTCATGATCTTTAGCCGGGGTGCAACTATTGTGGCTACTCTCAACTTGGCTGGAAACTTTATGGTGAAAGGCGACATAACTATGAATGGAGGTTGGGGATGACTCTTCCAGCATCAGGTATAATGTCGTTATCCCAAGTAAATACCGAACTAGGTCATGCAGCGGGGACAATCCTCAGCATGGGCGATGCTGACGTTAGAGACCTCTTTGGAGTCCCCAGCGGCATTATGTCTATGAGTGATGGGTATGGGAAAACCAGAAGTATGTACAGTCGTGCCGTGCCGAAATATTATTGGGTAAAAGTATACAATAATATCTTCAGTGGAACTTATGTGTATTGGAATGATGTTGAAGTAATTTCCGGGGGTCCAGAAGGTTCACCTCAGAGTGCAGGTGGATATACATATACCCAATCAATGTATGTAGAAGAGATTACGATTTTTAACGCGACTTATCGCTATTATAGGGTTGGCAGGACGTGAGCGTAATGGATATTTATAATTCTAAATTATTGGCGATGCTTTAATTAAAGGGAATCCATGCAACCTTATAACGGTTCAATGTTTTACAAACTCTTCAGAGCTATGGAAGATGAAGGAATGAAAGAAGAGGATATGGTCTTCGATAAAGAAATGACGTTTGTTTCTGACTTGGGCTTTTTCACATTAAGATTCGATCAAGAAATCCCGCAGGTGGTTCACTTTCTGGTTTGGAAAGACAAGAGGTCGTACTATAATGGAATCAGACTTTACAGCGAAGTAAAGAGGGCATTGATTCAACTTGGATTTGTTTGCTTTATCGCTCTCGTACCTGACCAATTCTGGCTTCAACTGTTTCGCGTGTGGGGCAAAAACGTAAAAATGTACGCGGAAAAGGACAATAAAAAGTTTTACATCGTTCACATCGGGAGGAAACTACAATGAAAATATTTACCCGTGTCGTTATAAATATCGAAACCGGCCGGATACTGGAAGAAGATAGTTTTGAATATACCGGACCTCTCGCCTTATGCGATGGTGGAGGAAGCAGCCCCCCAGCAGCT